TTATTTTTGTAATCCCAATAGCATCTCTGAAATACAAACAAAATCAGAGGGAAAACTAATGGGTTAAATTAATGGTAACATTAAATTATAGACATCCTCATTCTTTTTAGAACTGTTAGAATGAGGCTCTGTCTCAAAACAGTAAAACAGTCCAGTGTTGTAGCGACAAACCTGTACATGTTCGTTCCTATTACAGATTCCGGTTTGGCAAATGTGAACACGTGAGAGAACATTGTAGAAGACTACCTTGTAGTCATCGTTAAAAGAATCATCTTTCCGAGGATACGTGACAGGTATCCTCGTTTCAATCTCCTTTCTCTTTAATTCATTATTGCTAGCATCTCATCGAAAAACTAAATAGGTCTCCAATGAGTAACATATCCAGTCTTGATGTAGGGGTATATCCATTTATCCACTTCTCGCATTGCCATTTCATCAATACTACCATCAACAAATTTCACTTGACACATGCCTTTTGCTTGTTTGTTTGGTATTGCATCCTCTACGCTTATCCACGGTGATTGCTTTGCCTGCCATTCGACACCTTTTCTGAACATGTTTAGCATTGCTTGTTGCTGATATGCAAACTCACCTTTAACCACTATTGCATAGCTTGACATAAGCTCTTGCCATGCAGCTTCTTCTACCGTCTGTTTCATAATCATTACTCTTCAGTTGATATTAAATCATCCAAATACGCCCATTCATCAATGGCATCTTTAGAGCACTCGTAATCATCGCACTCTTCATCGTCCCAGCATTGCTCTGTTACGTTCCAATAGCGGACACCGTAACCAGTTCCAGTGCTTAACTTTCCATACACAAGGCATGGTATCTGCGGATAATGTTCATTTTCGTATTCTCCATGAGCTTGTGGCACTTCATCTTTAGTCTTATGCCATACGCTATTGATGCGCCAGTTCGCACCGACAATAAATCCGGACTTATAAATATTCTGCCCGACGATATTATATCCTTCAGCTCCTTGTTTGGCTGCTTCTTCTACTGTCTGTTTCATATATTTCTTATTGTGAGCAAGAACCACCGGTTTCCGCTCGTGTTAATACTTCATGTGCAGAAATGGCTTCTTTTTGCACATGTTAATCTCAATTCATTTTCCTTTTTCTATTCCGCTCGCTCTGTACCTCTGCCATACACATCTTGCACCATGACGCTTTCAGATGGTATTCCTTACCGTTACGACGGGCTGTCCTATCGAAGAACCTGGATAACGGAAGTGCTCTACCGCAACGGGTGCACAGTTTACGCTCCACTCCGTCAACCACCACCCGGTTACGGGGTTTCCTCCTCACAATCTCACATGGTCCGCATTCGGACGCACCGTACCTCCTGCAATATGCAAGTGAGTGCTTGCCGCACTTGGCGAAGGAGGTGCAATCCGAACGGGGAACTATCTGGTGAATGTTCATACGGCATCATTCATTAAGTCGAACAATGTGGGTGCACTGACCTCCATCTCTGCCTCATACAGATATGAAAGACTATCTTTCCAGTAGTCGTAATTGAGTTCGGTTGACAGACCTTTCCTCCCCAGATTGATAGCGCAATAGGGAACGGTGCCGATACCTCCGAACGGGTCAAACACCAGTTCACCCCTGTTTGAATACCGTTCAATCAATCTTTCGACAATATCCAACTGAAGGGGACAAATATGATTCTGCCGTTTCTTCTGCGACTGCTTAGTATTCAGCGTGCGCATCCGGGTGACATCATCCCATATCCAAGGCTTCTTGCTTACCGGGTCAACGGCCATGAATGTCTTTGGCAGTTTTCCGTATGCCTCCAGCTCTTCGGCGAATGATACGTGTTCCTCATAATCATAGACGTGCCCACGCTCGTAGTTCCTGAATAGGTGGCGTATCTTGTCAATGCCGGCCCCTTTCATGTCCTCGTAACTCAATAGAGAGTTACCCGAAGATTTCCAACTTGCATGAGCGTCTATCTGCCAACGGGCCAACGAATATTCGCTTTTGTTCTTGGTCACCGGCAAATCAGCATAAGCCCGTGAGGTGTCAGAAGGAAGCTTGCGGAAAAGAAGGACATATTCAGGACAACCGATACCCATCTTTGAACCGTCCTTGCACATCTCCGTATATCCAAGCCGATAAGTCTGGTTGTTCTCCCTTACCACATCCGTATCCACCGTGATGCGCCCCATGTAGCGGAAACCGTGTTTCATGTAGTGGAATACAGTCATTTCACTGAACGGGTCAATGGTAGGCATACCGTCACCAGTAGCGTTGCCGAACAAAACACGGTCTTTCACATGGATGCAAGCTAACCTACCGGGTTTAAGAATACGCATAAGCTCCGGTGTAAGATAATCCATCTGCTCGAAGAACTTGCCGTTGTCCTCATTATGCCCGAAGTCGTTATAGGTCGGAGTGTACTCATAGTGGTTGGAGAACGGGATGCTGGTTACAATCAAGTCCACCGAATTACTTTCCATAGTCTGGCATTCAAGAACATTGTCATTATTGATTGCCCTCCACAGTTTACCGGACTTTTCTTCCCTGCTAGCAAACATCCACCGCATCATCTTTTCCTCTGCCTGCAAGCCGAACAAACCGTTCTCGCGGACTATATCGGTCATCTTGGCTACCATCTCGCGGTGTTGCGCCCACTTCTGCATGAAGCTCTTGTATATCTCTCCCTCACTTTCCGCATAGACCAGATAAAGGTCAACCGGATGCTGCTGCATGAAACGGTAGATACGGGCTATCGCCTGGAACTTGTCGTTAAAACGGTAGTCGATGAACATGATTGCCTTATGGCAGTGGTACTGGAAGTTCAAACCTTCACCAAGCATCTCCGGTTTGGCGGCCAGATATTTCAGACGGCCGTCCTTAAAGTCCGCTATCACTTCGTCGGCTTCCTCATCATCCTGCGAGCCGTACACAGCCTTACATCCGGGTATGGCATCACACAAAGCCTTCCGTTCATTCTCCAGGTCATGCCATAAAAGGAAATGGTCGTCTTTGTTTTCAGGACGGTTAATGATTTCCACCACACGGACAATCTTTTCCTGCATGTTGTCCCGACGTTCTTTCGCTGCGTCGGCAAGTCCGAGAGCTGCCTCACGGAACATCTTCACTTGTCCGTCACGGTCGGTTCCGGCTGTGGAGTTGTCAACACTAACCACTTCTTCATGTACACGCAGTTCCGGCAATTCATATCCGGTATCGGGATAACCAAGGTCGGACGGTTTGGTGAGGAACAACGCCCATGTACTTACCCACAACCAGAACTCCTTCTCCTTGTGCGGATAAAGGGTAAGGTTATTCGCCTTCGTGCTGTCACGCTGAAAGAAACGGGTAAGTGCCTGCCCGGTATCCATCACACCGAGATAACCGGCATAATGTATCAGTTCCTTATATCTGTTGGGCGATGGCGTGGCGGTGGCGACAAAGCGGTAGGGAACATTCGCAAACAAGGGAAGGAACTCCTGATAGGTCTTGGTACCGAAACCACGTAATACGCTCGCTTCATCCAATGATGTTGCGGTGAAGTAGGAAGGTTCTATTCTTACACCATCTTCACCGTCGCGCACACGCTCGTAGTTCGTAACCATGATGTCAGTCGGGCATATCATCACATCAGCCATAGTTCGTACATAGGTCACTTTCATGTGCAGATGTTGTTCCGCTTGTGTAAGGAACTCAACCACTACACGTTTGGGACAAACTATCAGCCCTTTGCCGCCTTTGTGTTTCAGGACTACCCGAAGTATCTCCAACTGAGTAACGGTTTTCTGCATACCGAAACTGGAGAATATCGCACGGCAACCGCCAGACACCGCCCAGCGGACTGTATCTTTCACATGGGGATATAACGACGGTGTCAGTTCATCCGGATTGACCTCGAACCCGGTCTGACAGCTGATGGCCATCTTGTCTTTTAAAAATTCTATATATTCTTTCATTAAGCTACTTCTTTTAATTTCTTCAATCTTAAATCTCTAAGTTTTGCACAAAGTGCTTCGGCATTCTTCTTTGCCTGTGTAACCTCTACCGCATTTCCGATAAACTTCTTCTGGTCAGCTTGTGTACCAACTAACACATAATCTTCCGGAAAGCCCATGATACGTTTTAGTTCAGGAATGCGAAGCATCCGCATTTTAATATCCACTATGCCATACAGTGACATGAACTCCTTTATCTTCACGGTCATAGGACTATCATTGTCGTAGATTTCAATCGCTATCTGACCGCTTTCTGTTGCTACCAGATAGGGCGGCATCTTATCCATTCGTGCTATCAGGGTGAAGCAGGGGTTATCAACGGAGCTGCCAGCACTGTTGAACTGTGGATTCATCAGATAATGCCATTTCCGGTTTGCGGTTATTGTCTGTGCCGGTTCCTCTATGTTGCTACCAATATTTGAGAAAGAAGTATTCATAATCCAAGGCTTGCATGTTATAAGTTTTTGCTTGGGATTGGTTAAAATTGCCGGACAAATATTATCAATACTTGTATGTTGTCCTCCACCGGAATACTCATTGGCGATAAACCTTGGAGTTACTAATGATAATCTGTCTTTTGTTGTAACTGTCGCAGACGGCTCGTTTACCGAACGATTAAAGCCGTTCCCATAGTGCGCTGATACGAAGGCATGATGGTCCCTGCATGTGATTGTTCCGGCAGGCTCTTCCACTGATACATTCTTGCTTTCGGGATGTCCGCTGAATTGTTTGGAAAGAAAGCAAACTTGCGCTACTCCAAGTCTGTTTTGTGTTGTTACCACCGGACATGGTTCGTCAATCCCAGGAGCGTTATATTTCCCCGTACGGTTCATAGAATTATACTTCACGAGGAAGGCATCCTTTCCTCCGGCTACAAACTTGATAAGTCCGTTATAGATACGCTCAAGCGTTTTCTCTGCAAGAGGCTTTTCCCTGAAGATGGTAGTTCCTTCATCAGAGAAATCAAGTACATCCTTTACCGGCTTCCCCTCTCC